CGATTCGCTCCTTAAGCTGATCAGACTCTCTCTGCTCTTCGAACATGTTGTCCTGCATATAATCGTAACGAATATCGTCTACAATCGACTCCCACTCTTCCTGAGTACAGATGCCCTTGAGAAGGCATTGAATGCGTAGCATCTCAGTAAAGATCCAGTTGAAACGCTGACGAAGCTTCTGGATAAACCGAGCGAATCGAAGCTCATCACGATTAATGTCAGTTGCACGGCCAGTCGACATCATCGACTGTGGCTCCGAGCTGAACCGGGTGATTGGAATGTGAAGCGAACGATATAGTAGGTTCTGGAACCGATCAAGATCGTCGAGCATGCCAAGACCTTCACCACCTGGCAATGTATCAATCTTAGTACCCTGACCATCGCCACGACGTGGAAGCCAGAAGTCCTCTAGGACTGACATATAACGCTTGTTATTGAGGATCTGACCGCTCTTAGTATCGTATGAGATCTGAGTACGATACTTGTTCATTAGACCGTTCATGTACTGCTCAGCCTTCGTCTTAGGAAGCGAGCCAACGTCTACGTAAAAGATACGACGTTCTGGAGCACGTACTGCTCGGTAGATGTTAACGTTATCTTCGGTACTACGAACTAGGTTAGTTGGACGAATAGCAGTATTGAGATAGGACAGAACCTGATTAGTGTTCTTATCAACTAGACCTGATGGCGCATAGATGACAGCATCAGTGCTAAGTCTGATGATAGACTTAGCTCCTCTAGGATTAGTTGTATCGCCGATAGTATGTTCGAAGTATTCTTCGATCTTTGTAATCTTCTCAACGCCAGTAGTTTCGTCCTTAACTACACTGACCTTCTTAACCTTCTTAGTGTTGACTGGATCCATCCAGCGAACTTCTTGAATGCCTTCAGTAGGATTCTGCTTGTCGACGATTACGTTATAGAATGCTCGGCCATCGATATACCAATCGCGGAACTTTTGAGCGCCAGTATTGCGGAAGTCTAGGAGCTTCTGAATCTCTCTAAACTCATCGACCATCTTATTCTTAGTAGCTTTACTGATGTCTTTGACATCATCTAGATCGATCTCTACGACCTTCTCATTCTCGTCATATACGATAGCTTCGTTCGTAATCTCTTCTACAGCGAACATTACTTCTGGCTGGAGAGCTACGTCACGGTACTTGAAGATTGTATCTCGAATGTTTGCATTGGTACCTGTACCAACACCGGTGAACGGCATAGCGCCACCAAAAGAGATGGGCATGTCATCTGTGACGACCTCAGCTCCATCCTTCTCCGGCATTACACCGAAGGTATAATTAGTCTGATCTTGTTCTACTGAGGGAGTTGAAGGGGAAGCGCGGAACCCCGCAATCATCCCCTTCATCATATCTGTGATACTTGCCATAACCGTACTTAACGATTATGTAGTGGTATTTGAAGTCCACTGAACAAGTTGTAGTGTTACAGGAAATACTTCGACTGTATCGTTAGCATCCTGAGAGAGCTCAATCGCACCTACTGTCGATGGCCAGATACCATCTAGGTTGTATGTCTTGAGGATCGTGTTGTTACGACCAAGCTGCTGAACCTCTGCGTCTACCATGTAGTCAGCAGGAGCTGGAAGACCAGTATTGGACTCGTGCTCGTTGATAGCATTTGACCAAGTCTCGAAAGCATCTCGAATGAGGAAGTCAGTGTCGTTTAGGACAGAGATTTCCCAAGGCTCGAATACGCGATCGCCTGCAGTTGGTAGAATTCGACCCTGGAAAGGAATTGGAATAACGCCAAGAGTCGAAGGTGGGAGGCTTGCTGTACGAATCATGAACTGAAGCTTACGAGCAGCATCAATTCCCTGTACAGCAATAGCTGGGAACGTTAGGAGTACGTTGAAGAGGTTAGGGCGAGCACCGCCGCCCTTAAGCTCTGATCGGAATTGTGAGATATTGAAAGTCATGTTAGATTACCTTATGCACCTAGCTCATCAAAATTAGCACCAGTTCTATCGGCAACGAATGTCAGGATGACTTCGTTAATCGACTTGGCGGGCTTGACTCGGATCGTACCCTTGAACTCATTACGATCGATGACTTCTGGGGTGTTGTTGGTCTCGTTACAGATGACCCGGTAGTCGTACATGCCTCGACGACCCTTTACGTCGCGGAGGTAAGGCTCTACTAGGTTACGGAACTGAGCCCGAGTGATTTCATCGTTGAACTCGAAGAGTGAGTACTTCGCAGCAGCACGGATTTCCTTCTTGAGGACGTTGAACAACCGACGTACGTTGATACGATCGAATGCTGAAGGACGGCTGAACATTGTCTTGTCTCCGAAGAGTACAATGCCTTCACCATCTTCTGTGATGATGCTGTTGACGCCTGCCTTGTAGAGCTCACCAATCTCTGGCTTCTCTGCCTGCCAAGCTGTCTTGATAGCATTCCGAATCCGGCCGCGAGTGTAGCCAGCAATTGAGTACCACTGCTCAGTTGTGCTATCAGTAAAGGCAGCACATCCTGCTACAGCGCCGTTAGCTGGAATCCAGCGATACTGGTCGTTGTACTGATCGTATACGTAGATCCAGTTGTTATCGAGGAACCCGTAAGAAGTTGAAGGAAGCTGATCACGGAATGCCTTGATGTCACGAACTTCGTGACCAGCATTGTTGACAACAGCATTCTTTGGAGGCGAAAGGAAGAGTACGCAATCCTGACGAGCTTCTGCTACGTTAGTGATTAGATAGTTCGCAGTCGCAACAGAAGTCTCGCCACCGATGATAAGAGAGATATCAATCTTGTCTGGGTTAGCATACTTCCGGTAAGCAAGCTGAATGGCACCGTCTGATGGGACGTTGTCATCAACGCCGCCAGCTAGAGTCCATGCAGAACTTGAACCAATACCATTGCAGTTCCATACGTATACTGAGATACGATTGACGGCAGTCCGGTAGAAGGCAGAAGTACCATCTGGATAGAGAGCAGCAGGAGTTGTGCTGAGGTACTGGAAGCGCTCAAGAACAGTGCCAGGACCGCTAGAGAACGTACCTAGAGTATCAACTACAACCATGTGGAACTCACCAACGGCTGGCTCGTTGTCGAATAGTGTGTTATACTTCCAACCTGTTACAGCGTCAGTAGCTGAGATTGTAGCAGTTGCTGCACTAACGATACCAGTGATGATCTGGCCCTGGCTGAACTGAGCAGGGATAGAGATATCACGGACGATTCGAACTACAGTGCTAGTAACCTTTACAACACGACCGCGAGCACCGTTAGGAGCAGTTACTCGCTCATCAATCTTGAATGCACCAGTAGGACCAGTGATAGTAAGATCGACAGCGTCGTTGAACTCTTCCTTACGAGCAATCTCTACCCGAAGGCCATTGCCTAATGAGCTAGGAGCCTTAGCAGCCCAGACGACAGTGTTGAAGTTGCCAATCTGGTTGGTGTAATGCTCGTCGTTATAGATTGCAAGAGGAGTACCGCCATCGACGGCGTTCTTTGCAGATTCCCCAACTACACGAATGACCTTAAGGTTAATCGATGAAGAAAGGTAGTTTGATGCGATCAGGTAGTCCTGGAAGCAAGCATCTGTTGGGCTATAGAATGTGTTACGTAGATCCTCCTCATTTGCAATCTGAGTGATCTGATTTACAGGACCCCATACAAACCGGCCAGCAAAGCCAGCGCTCGTAAATGAAGTTGATGGGACGTACGTGCTGTCGTCTCGTTCGATGGTGTAAGCACCAGGACCTGATGCGTATAGGAATTGAGACATATATGTTCTCCGATTATGGGGTGAATTCTCTAAGGGCTATTTACGGAACAATTAATTTTAGAACCTGAATGGAGTCCATACCGCGCCGTCTTCTGAAACGATGGATAGATCGCCATAAGCGTCTCCAAGGATATTGCCGAATGGAAGCATGTTCTCTTCCATGTCTTCAGCAGTCTTCTGGAACATCTTCTTGCGGACGTCCAAGTCCATCATCTCTTTGAAGTATTGCTGGTTGACGATCCAAGCGAATGATACGAGAGTCATAACCATATCATCGTGAGCGTCTTCAGTTCCTTCATCAGCAGCAAAGCTATCTTTGTCTGCAATGAAGGAATATAGTTCAGCAATAGTATGGAAGTCTTCGATAAACAGGATATCGTTTTCGATCAAAGCTTTTAGGTTAGTACATCCTACTCGCTTAGTCTGCTTCGACATAGTGAGACCCATCTTAACGTCTCGACCGAAGCCACCACCTAGTTCTTGCTTTCCCTTAGAACTGTTGACTGTTAGAATGTTCTCATACTCAAGATCATAATATAGTAGGTTTGCTACTTGTGATCCTTCGTGGTTTAGTTCGATTAGAACGCTAGCTTTGTAATACTTCTCAGCAAGAACCTTGATTGTATTCGGAAGTACTTGAGGATTGATTTGGTTGTTGCGATACGTACACACTTGTGCGTACGGCGTAGACGTAACGTCAAAGATACTGATCGCTGAGTAGTCAAGACCTACACCAGATCCAATATCAACTGTAAGAACATACTGATGACCTTCTAAAGGCTCCTTGTATACTCGTAGTCCTTCATCATTATGATAGAATGGATCGTTATGTGCGAGGTTGCGGAGCTTATCAGCATGAATAAGAGTATGGGTCGATCCCATAAACTCACAGCCGAACTCCTGCTCAAACTTCTCTTTTAGAGTTGCTCGCTGTTCTGCTGCCCACTCTTCCGTTCTTCCTGGAACGTCGCTCCAATGAACGCTGATAGGCTTGAAGCCATTCCTTCCGTTCTCAGCATCTGTCCAGAATCGATAGAACATGTTAAGACCCTTGGGAGTCGAAACGATGATCATCTTCGATGTCGTACCTGATGTCATTGTGGGGTAGACTGAGTCGAAGAACTCTGCAGCTACGCCAGACTCAATGTGCGCCATCTCATCCATAAGGATAAGGTTGAACATCTGACCACGAGCAGCACCGCCTGAAGTAGCTGATGCAGTAACACTAGAACCGTTCTCTAGCTCGATGCTGGTCTTGTTCCATTCGATTACGCCCTGCTGGAGCCAGAACGGAATGTTTTCATATGCAAGTTTGATTCGGCTGAGAATGTCTTTAGCAGTAGACTCTTGGTGAGCAGTAACTAGAGCATTCTTGTTCTTATTGAATAGAATGTAGTGAACCATATAAGCAGCTACGACGGTTGACTTGCCTACCTGTCGAGGACACTTAACAATTACCTTACGGTGACTTCCAAGAGTCTGGATAATCTCTCGCTGGAATGGATGCGGCTTAAACGGAACGACGCCTTCGTCCATAGTTACGATCTTCATATACTTCTCTACGAAGTATAGAGGATCCTGAGCGCATTTGAAGATCTCTTGTACTTGGTGTTTAGTAACACCAATTTTGACTCCCGCAGCTTTTAGCTTGCGGTTGTTCTTATAGAATTGAATTCCTGCCATGATATTATATAGTTAAGTACGACTATGAGTAATGAAACAATCGCTGAATCGCTAGGAATCGAGTTTGTAGAGCCAGAGGATCTAGAAAGAAACTTCCCCTCTATAGTAACTCAAAAGCCTATGATTATGGATCAGCCAGTTGATGATGAAGATCTATCAAACGACTTCGAGATCGCTCGTGAGTCCCTTGTAGAAGTACTTAAAGCTACTCAGACTGGAGTAAGCAATCTATCAAGGTTTGTGGGGAACAATCCTCAAGAGCTCGACATGTACGAAGCTCTAAGCAAGATGTCATCGACGTCAATTAGCGCTGCTACAGCACTAGTAAACCTTCACCGAATCAAGAAACAGATTCACGGAATGGCTGTAAAGGCAACTCCTAAGGGAGATCAGACCCTTATCGTAGAAGGGGATGTCACTATGGTAGGAACCATGGGTGACATCCTTGATAGAGTTAAGGCCGAGACTTAAGGGTTTCAATTTCTAACTGGAGCTGCTCTACTCGTAGCTGCAGCTCCTTAATTGCGCCAATTGCATGAGTTAGTAGACCGTATGAGTCGATGCTAGCTGAATCATCGCTCATATGAACAATATCAGAGCACACTTCATTGACGTCCTGAGCAATCAGACCTACATGAGTTCTTGTTCCAGTCTTAAACTTATATGTAGTAGGAACAAGCTGCTTAACAATATCATATGAAGTTGTTGAAGCTACAGTCTTGATGTTCTTCTTTAACTTACGATCTGATAAGTTGTTGAATCCATTAGCGAGTACTATTCCATCGCTATTGACAATCATCATATTTGCACTGTCAGAGGATCTCTGAACGTTGAACACATTCTGTCCAGTACCATATAGGATGGTAGATCCACCGCCTACAAAGTTGAAACGAGCAACTCCGTCATTTGTTCTCTGGACATTGTCCGTGAACATCTTAAGATAATTGTCTCCATGGAGACCATCTAAAGTATCTGCATCTAGACCAGAGTTATGACCATCGCCAAGCTCAGTCCAAAGAGCTCCAAGGAATAGACCGTCTACTTGAGCTTGTAGACGAGTACCAGACCAGCTAATGTATACCTTATTAGCGCCAAGCTGCTGAACAGGAGTATATCCTAGACGTCCAACAATATCGGTATAGTATGAAGGAGGCTGAAACCCTAGGCTTTCAGCATTACCGACGTTGAGAGAGTTGTGGTTCGTAGTATTGATCGTCTGACCCTTAAGGATCCGAATAGCAGTACCGAACTTATAGATCCCGTTATCAGCGTTATGAGAAACGATAGGAATAGCAGTGTATGGAAGAGATACCGTACCAGATACGCCAAGACGTACGATCGAGTATGTCGCAGTAGCAAGGTCTCCATATAACACATCCCAATCTGCTAATGGAATGCCATTAGAGTTGACTGTTACGAATTGCTGAGGAGACGTTGCAACGATAGGAATGTTAGTGCCGGCAGGAGGCATATTGAAGTCGGTATTAAACGTTCCAATGATACCTCCAGTAGTATTGTTATCGTTGATCTGAATGAATCGAGAGGACCAGGATACAGTTCCATTAGAACTGACGCTAATAACGCCGCCACCTGAAAGGTTGTTAATAGCTCTATATACGAACGATACTTTAGAAATGTTAGCAAATGCAGCAGATCCAAGAGCAGCTATGTTCACTAACTGAGCATTAGTTACGAAGCGCTTATCCTGCGCTTCGGTTAGATCTCCAGTATTAAGTGACACTGCACCTGTCTTAGTGTTGACAGACGTGACAGTATTGACCTGAGCGCCCGACGCAATACCCTGAAGCTTACTGAAGTTCGTAGCGCTCATAAATCCAGCGTTAGACGAAGAAGCCTCTATATGTCCATGATTAGTGGCCGCATATCGACCATCTAGTCCTGCAAGATTGATTCCGCCAATCATATCTGCATCAAGACCAGACCCTGTTCCCATGGAAGCAGATGTCCATATCTTATTCCACGTAGACCACGATCCGCCGTTAATTGTAGATACGCGTGTACGATATACGAAGCTGCCTCCCTGAGTATGATAAGGAATGGCTAGCTGAAGGGTGCTGGTAGATCCTGAAGTGAAGTTAAGAACGTAGTAATATGCACTGCCTCCTGGACCGTTGGGCCAAGAACCTAGCATGAAATGATCTAGAGGACCGTTAGCGGTGTTGCTTGGAAGACTCCAGTCTTGGTTAGCAGACGCTACTGTAGTTCCAGTAGTAGCGTCGAATGAACGAGTCTTATTAGCAGCTAACCATGTTAGAGCAGCCTGAACATCAGATCCCACTACTCCAGAAACGCCAGTAGCGAATGAAATTAGAGCTGATGAGTAATCTCCTGCAGCAGCTACGACGTTACCTGTCCGACCGTGAACTAGACTGACTGTATTGACTTGAGCGCCAGCAGCAATTCCGCCGAGCTTAGCCTTCTCTGCATCAGTATATGCATTTGTATTTGCATTAGACTCGTACTGCGTCTTGGTTACTGCTGGAGTAGGATTGACCTGAGCGCCAGTCTCTACACTAGCAATTTTCGTCCGTTCATTCTGAGTTAGGTAACGCTTATCATTCGTATCTGCAATATCTGCAGTAGTGAGAACGACTGCACCTGTCTTAGTGTTGACTGAAGTTACTGCGTTAACCTGAGCACCAGTTGCAATGCCAGCTAATTTAGCCTTTTCTGCATCAGTATATGCATTCGTGTTGGCGTTTGCTTCATACTGACTTTTAGTAACTGCAGGAGTAGGATTGACCTGAGCGCCATCGTCAATGCCATTAAGCTTAGCAGCTACATCAGCGAAAGTCTTATTAGACTTATCGAATCCATCACGAATATAGTCTCCAGTTCCATCATTTGGAATAGAGCCAATGTTAACTGGACGTTGGTTGATCGGAGTAATAGCCATTGCTTACCTACTTAGATATCGTGTAGTCAATATATAGTTCTTCGATAGTAAATGGATCAGGTGGAAACGCTTCAATTGGGTCTACGATAGCTTCTGCTCTAACAACAGGATCTACTGCAGTATTAAGATTGTCGAATACATCGATAATAGTATGTTTAATAATCTTAGGTTCTGTGATAGGACCGTGGAAGTAGAACTTAACTTCGAACGTTAAAGTCCATATGATTCGACGACGATTATTAAGGAGATCGCCTTCCCAACTATCTTCTTTAGTGGTATTGAGAAGAGTGAACTTAATGCTTGATACTACATTATCATCCTTCTTCTCTTTGATGTCAGCACTGAGAGAAGGAGAGAAATATGGAACGATTTGTTCGATAATCTGATTCCCGTCTTCGATCAAGTCTGTCATCACGTATAGATTGAATGTAGCGCGATATGAGACGCGATTGAACTGTGAAATCCTTACAGACTTGCCATCTGGCTTAACTACATCGCGCCCGAGCCGTATATTCGATGCTGTTTGTCTTCCAGCATCAGGAGCCATATCATTAAACTCGAATGACATCTGAGGAAGCACCATATGCTTCTCCGCAGTGTTAGGATCTCCTTCTAGAGGATTAGTAAGCCTAGTATACCAACCATTCTTTGATGCGCTTCGTAGAGGAACGGCAATCATACTCTTCGTACCATCCTTAGGATTGGTACGAACGATTTGAAGGTCATTAAACAGAGTTCCGAACGCAAGAGTAATGTTGCGTATAGTTCCATGGTAGAATGGCTGTTTAGTAAACATTAATACCTTCCGTTCTCTGCAAATGGATCGTCAGATTCAAAGTCAACTACAGTATCTGCTTCTTCCTGAATCTTTGCATTATCTGAGTCTGACATCTTGATACTTTCTTCAGGAGAGATGTTTCCATCTAGATCGATATCAAACTTAGACATTAGGTTATCTACAGCACTAACTCCAGTAGTCATCTTCTGATGACTATACTTGAACGAAGATACTGTTAGATCATATACATACTTCTTTCCAAAGTTAGAGAATCCTACTTGATCCTTAACTCGCTCAATCTGAAATACTCGATTGAGGTATGGAATGTAGATAATGCTACCTTCCTTAGGCACAGAGTCTGAAGCAGTTAATTCGATAGCTGCTTCTTCTTTCCACCTCTTCTTAGATATGATAACAGACAATTCTGCAGCGCTTTCGAATCCTGCAGGTCCCATCATGTCTTGAAGAGCGCCATATCCTTCTACTTCATTAACGTATGCTTCGATCGTCATTGACTTATCAAAGTAACTATTAGGATCTTCGCCCCATAGATAATCACCACCATCGACAAGCTGTCGTGGCATATATTTGATATCAATACCGTGGATCTGGATTGCTTCTGCAATCATTCCTTCGTATAGATTCTGTTCTCCTGTATACGTGTAAGGAGAGAAGTAAGGATTAGTTGCCATTAGATGATAGTTTCGCTGGGATAACCCATATATGCAGTTCCATCTTCTCTATACATTTTGCGTTTCCCTATCTTACTTAACCTAACCTTTTCTCTGTTAGCTGGATCTGCCATAGCATTACTGCTTCCAGTTCCTTTGCCTTTACGAGAAGATGAAATATTCTGTTTATGATCCTCCGTACGAACGCCTCTAGACTTTCCCAAATGAGCTAACGACTTCTTAGATTTTACTTCGTCAGAGTCGCTCTTTCCTAGTTTATAACTATTACCGAGCATTCTATTACGACGTTTCTCAGGATCCTCTCTTACGAGAATTGTTCCATATCCACCAAGACGCATATTATAACACTCAGGATCGTCTACTACATTTTGCGTGATTAGATTACGCTCGCCTTCGATTAGTAGGTCTAGACTATCATAATAACTGATGACCTCTTTATTGAAGTTTTCTTTTCCATACTTCTTAATTGCTTTATGAAGTATATGGCCTGACCCCAGATACGAGTTTGGGAAGTCTTCTGCAGAATGTCTTCCGTAGTAGAACTTCCCATTAACTAAATTAGTCGTCTTGTAGGTGTAATAGATCATACTCCTACTTATCCAACCATGAAATCTCAACCCACCATGAAGTCAATTGGCAAGCTGAACTTATCAGCAAACTCTTGCTCGAACTTATCTAGTTCAGCAGTTGCTTGTTGATAGATCTCTTGGCCGCTCCACTTGACTCCGCCAAGGATACTAACGCCATTATACTTCGAAAGGTTAGATCCCCACTGCTTTTTAAACAGAAGAGCTGTATACTGCTGGAACATACGATCGCCCCACATATCAGTAGCGACCTCTGGATTAAGAGCCATCCAACACTCAAGAACGATAACATCTCCTACATTAACAGTTTCCTTAGGGAAGCCTGTAGGAAATCCTACCTTATTAAGGTGACGATTAAACTCAATCGTTGGCATAGTCTGGAACATATTACGGATCTCAGCCATTGACTGCTGATATACGTAATAGTCAAAGTTTAGAGTTCCTAGCTGAGGAAGATTATTAACAACAAGTTGGTAACCTGTGCTAAGCTCGCCACCAAACCGAGGATATGATAGAGATGGAGCATACGCCTTAATAACAGTAAGGACTTGCTCGTCTACTACAATAGTGCCTGCTGTAATATCATCTTCTGTAAGAATATGCTTAATGTATACGCGTTCGCATCCATCGAAGTGATATTCGTTATAGAAGTCGATTGCATCATCTACACGATCATCTAGCTGAAATGGATCGATCTCGATCTTAATAACAGGAGCCCCAAGCCTACGAAGGCAATGATCGATAAACTCTTCTCTAGTTCTGGGGCGCATTGTTAAATCTACTTTCCAACATATTTAAACGAGTTTCTAAATCGATCACTCTTTGTTCCAGAGATCGATTCTCTTCTTGTTGTTTTCTATAAGCTTTCTTATAGGCTCTTCGTTGCTCTAACGTGGACAAGTCGACATTAAGCATAGCTTTACTCGACTTGTCCTTAATGATTTTATCCATTATGTAAGAGCGATACCTCTTAGATCTTTGAATAGTGGAGGAATAGAACTATTCGCAGATGCTCCAACGATCTTTACAGCTATTTGCTTGAATGTATCGAAAGTTGCACCGTTTGATGTATACGTGATTTGGTCGAGACCAAATTCCATATCTCTGTAGTCGTTCTCTGTGAGTGACGTTGGCTTGATGTTACCAATGTATGGCAGCTCAACCCAAGGACGACTATCAAATGTATTTGGATCATCCTGAGAGATGAACTTTGCAAATACCTTGAAGTCTGAAGTAACAGGACGATAAGCAGCAACGTAAACGTGGAAGCTATCAGCATCTAGACTATCAGCAAGTACCATTCGACGGCTGATGTAGCGGTATAGAGCATTACCACCAGAAGCGTTAGTTTCTCCAGTTAGATCGTTGTTGATGATGTTTGTGATATGGATCAGACCAAGTCGAGCAATGTCGATTACGGGGCTGACCCAAGAATCGCTAGTGCTAAATCCGATCTTGTATTGCATATCTCCATCCCGCTCTAGAGTCCGTGGAGCAGGCATCTGAACGTTCTGGCTGAAGAACGTCTGGATCCAATCAAGATCCTGAACTCGTCCAGCAGCGGAAGTCCCCTTATAAGTTGGAGATAGTGCAGTTCCAGTAGGAGTAATCGTATCAGCAAGAAGGTTGGTGACGTCAATCGTCCGTGCAGGAGTTACTGCAGGAGTCAAGAATGTAGCGCTACCAGATCCTACGTTGAACTTACATGCATTAACCTTGAATGTTAGATCGACAGTCTGATCTGCAGTCCAGGTGTTGCTGTTCTGTGATAGGAAGAACGAACCGATATATGGCTGTTCCGTGATTGCAGTAGTTCCGTCGATCCGTAGCTTACCGATCTGAGCAGTAAACACTTCGTAAAGGTTGCTGTTTGATAGAAGAACTACAGCGTAGTAACCTGGCTGAAGGTATACTGGACTTGGTAGAACGAACCGAGTGAATGTATTCGCATCATCGCTCGTCGATACCTGGCTACTCTCAAGAGTTACAGCACCGAATGGAAGAACCTGCCAATCGTGAGGATATCCATTAACCATAGGACGAATCTCTAGGGTTACAGGAATGTTTGGATCCTTACGCTTGAATGCAATATCAAAGCTATGAGCAAACATGCCATTAGGATAACGGACGTCTTCTACGTAGAATGACTGAGCTACTGGATCGAAGTACCGAACGCCAACGAACTCGTCTACCTGAGTAGTCGATGTTAGAACGCGAGAGTCAGTAACTACAGTCTGCGAAATTCGTGGTTCGCGAGTAGATAGGAACGTCTCTTGCTTAGTCTGAAGAGTTCCACTTGCAAGGTAATCAGTTGTAGCATACGAGTCTGCAGACTGAGGAACGTTTGTATTTGTGTTAAGGAACGATACTAAGCGTTTGCCAGTACGGAACTTGATTGTATCTGTGTTGGGAACACGTACCATACCATCAACGAATCCAGAAGAATCCGTTACGATTGGATCGCCCATATTCTTACCAGTTGGCGTAACGAATGCACTGATGTTGACATCGTCAATGAATGCATACATCGTAGTAAGAGGCTTACATCCCCGTAGAGTGAATGCAATATCTTTCTGACGGATGAATGGAATCGTGCTCGTGTCTACAACCTTATCGCCGATGCTCTGTAGAACATTCTCATAAGTGACGGATGTAGTTATGCCAGTACGAGTCTGGTTAGACTGAGTAGTTGTCTTGGTTACGTTATAACCGTCTACTGCACTGTGGAAGGTATCGCGACTAACCCAGATATTACGGAAGTTATTCTCGTCGTACTTGGTCTCAGTTGAGATAACGCCAGTCCAAGTTGTCTGCCAATCATTCCAACGAACTCCAGCGTCCGCTGCGACTGCAGCTTCTAGAGCATCGTCTCGGCCAGTACCGTTATCTACGATAAGCGCAGGTAGAGTGACCGTATCGATCCAGATGTCAGTTGCTGGGTTTAGGATAAGATTACCACTCCATACAACTACGTTATATGGGTTAACGCTGATCCACTGTGAAGCAAGTGGCTGAGAGATAACTGTAACGACATCATACGATAGAGTGTAGAGGTCGCCAGTCTTGACGACACCTGCTGTTGGACCTTGGATAAAGCCAAGGGCATCAGACTTGAACGCTGGATGAAGAGTAGAATCTTCGAAGTCCATTGAACAGATGTATGCTGGATCGAATACGTTCGCAGTTCCAGCTCCACTGAATGGATCGGTGATAACACCGTTCTTGAATCGGTCTAGACCGGCTTCGTCACGAATTGTCATAGACTGAGCACTTCTTTCTAGAAGTGTCAGCGCGTTGTAATACTCGAGGGTATTGATTCGCTTTTCTAGCGCACCGATGTCACGCATCGTGTACCGCTTATTGTCGATAAGCTTAAGGTTGACGAACTTTGGATCGTAAGCGTATGCAGGAAGATTGATTGTCGCAAGCGTCATTGCCTGGTTGACATCGCCTGGACGAGTTGGTCGTAGGCTTGGTGTGCCACGAACAATGCCAAATGATCCGTTGTTGAATACGACAACCTTATCGATACGTCCTACGTAGTAGCTCATTGATACGCTAACGATTGACGTAGGAACAGGAACCTGAACTCCGCTGAATGTATCAGTAAGAGCAGTTGATCCGTTTACGTTCGTACGGCGAGGACGGAAGTCAAGGACGTCCGACAGGCGTATCGTAGTACCCTTTGAAGAGCTTGTATAGGTAGGGATGTCCTGATAAGGAATGTTGTTGTATGAATCTACTGAGAAGTATCCAACATCTGAGCTGTGGCTGAAGAAGCTGTAGACAATAAGGTAGTTTCCTAGAGGAGCATTACCTGCGATAAACTTAATGGTTGCAGAGTCGTAGTAGTTGTCTCGCTGACCGTTGTCTAAGATGAAGTTCGAAGTAACGTCTGTGCTAGCGGTAGTAGCAGTCGCGTTACCAGCATAATATACCTTAACACTCGTTACGTCACATTCGCCGATGTTAATGATTGGTGAAGCTGTCGTTACAGCAACACTACGGCTGATGTTAGTCCGTAGAGTCTTGATTCGCTCTCCAGCTCGTGTACGAACGACAGTAGTCAGAATGTCTGCAGTGAATGCAGCATTTTCCTTAACGTCGAAGTACATCTGACCCTGCTGATTCGAAGGAGTCGTTGGGTTGACGTAAACGTTCCGTTTACGAGTTGCAACAGTTTCTGCGCCAGGAGTAGCAGATGATACTGAACCCTGAGCAGAGAAGTCGATAATCTGTCCAGGAGTAAATGGACCTGAGCTTACAGTCTTAACTACAACGATGTAGTTCTGAAGAACTTCAGTATTGCTAAGAACTCCAGATCCCGTAAACTTCTCAGATGAAGTTACAGTAGTAAGAGTAGAGCTGATACCAGAAGAGAATGGAACGTTCCGATAGACCTTCTCATACTGATAAGTGGTGTCGACCTGATCATTCTCATTACGAATCTTAGCCACGGTTGATTGTGGGCATGGGAATAGAAGGGAGTCGTATGAGTTGTCGTATAGTACAGTCGATCCTGTAGAATCCTTACCAGACGCATCAATAGTTGCAGTGGCGTTAGAAGTAACACCAATGATCTGAGTCACTGAAGCAAAGTTGGAAGAACTCATCGTCACTTCAAATAGATGAAGCTGATAGATACTTCCTGTACGCCACTTGACTGCTCTTACACGAGCCTGACCAATTAGAGCATTAGCTGCATTGTATAGGTTAACAGTCTCCATCGTCTCTACGCTAAAGAGACGAGTAAGAGAGCTGACTAGACAGTAGTTGCCTAGATTGACGACGATATCATAATTTGGAACATACTCAGTGTCAGTGGTACGATCGATATCGATGTATTGAGTTCCTACAGTATAAACTTCGTAACCATTTACGTAAGCCTTACCGCTCTCAATGCCTACACTGAACTTAGAAGGATCGCCATCGACGTGATCACGAACATATAGTGGGAATGCGCGAACGGTATAGTTACCTGACTCATCGAATGTACGACGAGCCATAGTATCACCAAGATCGCTATAGATTGGATATACTACTTGTTTATTAACAACGCCATTATCTAACCGAATGATCTCGTAGAACTTCTCTCGGCTAGTTGGAATGTCGATGAACTTGACAAACTTAGGAACGATCTTAAGACGAGTCGATCCAGGAGAGTTTGCTGCATCCGTACCAATAGCAGGATCGTTAAGTGAAGGATCTTCCTTCTCAGTAATGATCTCGCTAAATGGCTGAACGCCAATTCTCCAAGACTTGTTAGCCCAATCGGGAATAGTAATGAACTGACCGTCAATATCAACGAATCGGCCATCGATATACATCACGCCCGAATCAATACCAACAACAATAGTGTCAGTATTGGTTACAGCAGTGAAGTTTACATAGATTAGGTCGTTCTCTTGGTTAGAGAGAATTTCTCCTGCTGTGAAAGCAGAGCCGTTAATGAACGTAACATAAAGGAGAGCTGGATCAGTAGAAGTTGAAGGATCCGCACCTACTACCTTAGCAATCGTATTTGATGTCGATCCAACAATGTTAGTTCCGACTAGATCGAGAACATCAATGAACGCACTGTTTGCGACAGAAATCTGAATAACTCGAGTAGCGACGTGCGTCTGACACCCAGTTACGATCGATCCGTCTTTATATACTGAACCGCCGAACTTCCGAATCTGTTCCTGTAAGAGAGACTGAATCTGTGTGAGCTCTCGACTCTGAACAGCTAGCTTGGGGCGGAACCCCATCTGGTAATACTTCGATTCGACTGCATGCTTAATATCGTCGTTATAAGGACTGGAGGTAAAATCGACCATAAAGATTACTTACCAGCAAACAAAGAAAAAGCGGCCGAAGCCGCCTTTTGGATAGAATTTAATTTAGTGTTGCTTAGAAGACAAGCACAATCTTGAGATCTTCACTCTGATCAATTGCACGAGGAATCGCACGACGATTGTCGATATAGAGGATTCGACCAGAACCTGGAGCAAGTGTTGGAGCAGCTACACCAGTAATAG